GTGTTCCTACATGAGTTCCAAGCTGAGGAACCGATGGACAGGTATTAAGTAAAGTAAGTTGAAATATAGCTTGGGCTAATCCAAGTGGATGATGAAGTGACATAGAGTATGTAACACAAGCAGAGTATAACGCATTACTACCATGAGCATTAACTGACAATAAGCATTACTTTATATATTCGGAAAGCTGATGAGGATGATGGGATATGAACAATCGGACATTAGCACAAACATCTAGTGCATTAAGCTGACAATGGTGGGGATGAGTATATTTTAATCCTAATGGTGATAAGATATATCTAACTAATGTGATAGAGAAAAAGATATATGAAAGTGATTTAGATTCTCCTTATGATATAAGTAACATATCTTTCAATAAATATATATCAACATCCATTTGACCCGAGGACATACATTTTTCAACTGATGGTACTAAAATGTTTACAGTAAGTGAAACAAACTCTAATTGTACTGTATGGCAATATGATTTATCTACGGCATGGGATATATCTTCAGCTACTCTTAATAATAACAAAATAAGTTGATTAACTGGTTATTGTAGATGATTATATATATCTCCAGATTGATTGAATGTATATGTAACGATAAGAAACAGTAATATATTCTATAAGATACCTTTAGCAACAGCATGGGATTTATCTTCAGCTTGAGCTACAATTAGTGGTTCATCTACTGTATGATGATTATCTCTATGGATTTGAAATAACTGAACTTTTGCAGCATGATGAGGAGATGAAACTGAATCTATTATAAGGTATTGAACATTAACAACTCCTTATGATTTAAGTAGTGTTACAGGAGTAGATACTAAGGAGGTAGGGATGGCAAGAGCGTGATGAATATGGTTTAATAATGAAGGTACTATATGTGTAATAGTATGATGATGAAGTAGTACAAATTACATAACTAAATATACGTTATAATCAGATTTATAATTTATTTTAAGAGCAATGACAAACACCCTAAACAAGATAATGCATAATGGAGATGAGTATAATTTTCCAGAATGATTTTCTCCAGACAATGCTTGAACTACAGATGATGTACTAACTAAGACAGCTAATGGGTATGAATGGTCAGCACCAAGTGGATGATGAGATGTAGTAGTAAGTAGCCAGGCTCATAACCTCCTAACAACAGGTATGAAGATTTGGTGTGGTACTGAATGAGATTATGCAAACTTAGGGACGTATGACTCTAATAGTTTATACTTGACTGTTCCATGAGGTGCTACTCCATGATGATGGCAACCATGAGCTAACACTTTAGCTTATTGGAAATTTGATGGAAACTTAGATAGTGCATTTACATGATGAGCAACGCTATCTTGAACTGCGTATGGATATAGCACATGAATAGATTGACAAGCATTAGAGAATACTAATAATGTACAACTAGATGCATCATTAACTCAATGAGATATATATTCATGAGCTTTTGCTATTGCATTCTGTGTAAACATTCAGAATAGCAGTACAATACAAAGAATATTCGCTTATAGTGGCTCACCTAGTTGAAGTGTAGATTTACAGTATGAGTTTTATAATGATTTCTCTGGCTTCCAGGTATATACAAATGGTCTATCACAAAGAATAGCATTCCCTTTAACTAATCCATGAATATGAGTATGGAAAAATATAGTAGTAACATGAGATGGAGTGAATCAGATTGAATGTTATATAGATGGAGTTAAGACTAATGCGTATAGCAATTATAACACAACATTCACGTATCCAAGTCAAAATACAGCATTCTCAATTAGATGAAGTGATGGTGCAGATAATTTACTAGATTGAGTTATAATAGAAAATAAGCATTGGACACAATCAGATGTAGACTTATATCTCAACACTTATCCTATTAGTTAGTCAGATTTATAATTTATTTTAAGAACAGATGGGAGTATATATACGAGTAGATGTACAATGATGGCAACCATGAGCTAATACACTAGCATATTTACCACTTAACTGAAATGCTAATGATTACTCAGGAAATGGTAATAATTGAACTGTATATAATGCTAATTGGGTAACTGAGAATAATAGACAGTACATACAAGGGACAAATTCCACTAATAATAGCTGAGCTTATGTAGTGCTACCTATAATACCTATTACGAGTGAATGTACATTTAGTGCATGGGTAAAGTTTAACACGAGTAATACCCAATACTGTAATATAGTATGATGTTATTACCATACGGATGATTCTAAGTGCCTTTCATCTTTCACTCTTGATTCATCTACATGGTGGGTAAACTGTAGTAATGGAAGCTGATTATACAATATAGTAGGTCAGACTAGTATTTCAATCTGATGGCATCTAGTAACAGTAACAATTAAAGCATGAGAGCAGAAATGATTTTTAGATGGAGTAGTTAAATGAACTACAGGAAATGCTACAAATTTTGCAGCTACTAATACAGTACCGTTTACAATAAACCGCCTATATAACAGTACTGTTACATGATGATGTGCTGTATGAGATTTTATATTAGAAGACAAAGTACGAACAGCACAAGAAGTAGTAGATTATTACGACCTAACAAAATCTTTATATGGTATAAGTTAAAAGATGGCATTAGTACAGAAAGAACTAAAGAATGCTTATATATGAATACCATTCCCGGAGAGTATAGTTTTAAATAAAAGCTCTATAAGTCTGGCAACAGTAGGACAGACAGAACAGCTAACGGCTACTCTCACTCCTACACCATGCGACCAATCAGTAACATGGAGTTCAGATGACACTACTATAGCTACAGTAAGCACTACAGGATTAGTAACCTGTGTAACACCATGAACTTGTACAATTACAGCAACTACTGTGAATGGAGTGACTGCTACTTGTGATGTAGATGCTAATCAATGATGGACACGACCATCTACATTGAAGTGAGGTTATTGGAAACTTGATTGAAATATGAATGATTCTTCATGAAACTGACATACATGAAGTTGAACTGCAAACTATGTAACATGACATGATGGAGTGAGCCAGGCTTATAATGCTTCTAATTCATCATACTATGTATCAATCCCAAGCTCATCAGAGCTATACCCAATGAATTGAGAGAGTTTTAGTTTCTGATTCTGGATTAAGCCAAGTTATGCATGAGGAACGGTAGCAACATATTGAGTAATAAGTATGACTCAGAATATAGACCGAAGTAGGTGATGGAGTATACATAACGACTGATGAGATGGTTATTGGCAGTTCAGAACTAATAACTGAAGTCTGACCAGCACATCTCTTACTTCTCTAACATGGGGTAGTTGAGAGTGGTTTCATTTCGTTATTACATACGATGGTAGCACAGTAAGGTATTATAAGAACTGAACATTGTTAGACAGTTTCAGTAGAAGTGTATGAGATTGTAACACAACATATGCATTGACTATAGGTTATGCAAGGACATGGTCTTCATCATGAGCGGCTGTCTACCAAGATGCATTCTACATGAAGGACTACTGCCTAAACTGAACAGAAGTGGCATCTATATATAACGATTGAATAATTGTGTAATTTACATCTAATATAAAAAGCTATGGGTTATAAATTAACATGAGTATATATACGACCTAATGGAACAGAGCAGAGAATCCGACCACATAAAATAGACTACACAATTACATGAAGCACAACGGTTGGAAGTTTTACTCCATGAAGTTTCTCAGATTTACAGGGGTTCTATATGAGTCCAGATGGAGAGAATGCTTATATAACATTCTGGAATGGCTGAAGTGGTAGGATGGCTCAATATAGTTTAAGCACACCATGGGACATAAGCACAGCATCTCAGACACAATATATTTCAGTAACTAAACCTAACTGATTCTACTTTAGCAATGATGGGACATATATATTTCTCAGCACAGAGGACTGAATGAATATAGTTAGGTATAGCCTTTCTACAGCATGGGACATCTCAACAGCTTCATTAGATTCTGGACAGGTTCTGAATGTGAGTTCTTCAAGATTTGCAGACAATGTGTGTCTGTCAGATGATGGAGATTATATATGGTTTGGAATTGATTCTCTATATAAGATTGTTCAATACGAATTAACTACACCATTTGACTTAACAACAGCCACGGACAAGAAAGAACTAAGTGTTTCTGAAGCATGAATCTGAGTTATGGTAAAGAATGATGGTAAATATATGTATAAAACTTTTAACTGACCTGTTAAGCAATATGAGTTGGCTACACCTTATGACATAACTTCTACAGCAACTGAAATAGGTAGTTATTCTGTGACTGTATGAGAGCAAAGATGCTTATTTGTTTCTAATGACTGCAAGTATTGGGCAATAGGAAACAATAGTGGATGAATAACACAATTTGAAGCAGTCCCAATAAGCTAATCAGATTTATTTCTTAATTACATACCGATGCCTTGTGGAAAATGATGAAAAAGAAAATAAGAATAAAAAATACTTCGTATAAACACCCCTGTGGGTGTTTTTTGTTAGCAGCTCGGCAATAGGTCTGGCAAGTGGTTAGTTAGCGATTTGAAAAGAATAAAGATAAATCTGAACTATGCTATACTTGCAGGGCAACAAAACACTGCAGCTATTATAGCATCAAGTGCTGCTAATGTGCAGAAGGTATTGGATAAGTTATGTGAGCAAGAGACAGACAGATTAAGGACAGCATTGGCTGAATCAAGAGTAATTGCTAATAATGCAGCTCAAACTAATGAATTGCTAAGCAGATTACAGCCTACTCCTATCCCTTCATGGATAGTGAGCTCTCCTTATACGAGCATCTACCCTCCTACACCAACTGCTACGGCGTAGTTAAGATAGAAAGAGAGTTTAGGCTCTCTTTTTTGTATTTGGCTTATAACCTACCAAAACACGCTCAATAAATATAACTGTTTTTATTTTAATTAGTGGTTATCAAAAAATAGACTTTATCTCTTTAAATGCGAATATGAAAAATTTTTGGACAAAGTTGAGCGTAACTAAGCTGGTATTCCTGATATTAACACTGGTACTCTGATTTCAAACTATATACTACACTCTTAGCTGAGTAGAGACAAGTTTATTTAATAATGCCATGCTCATGGTTATTTCTTTCTATTTTGGTCAAAAAGTAGGAGAGACTAAGAAAGACCCTTTAGTTGATAACTATTGAGAGGATGACAAAGATTAAGGCTTATCTAAGCAATCCTGCTGTATGGATCAGCTTTACTGTCTTTGCTTTCAGTCTGTGAGTTACATGGGCAACGCTCAATAATAGAGTATCAAGATTAGAGGAGTTCCAACAGACAGTAAATATAGTAGAGATACAGACTACCCTTAAGGAGATTCAGACAGATTTAAAGCGAATTAAAAACAATTTATACAGCATAAACTAACAAGATGCGAAAGTATAGAATAGCCGAGTCTGATTTAGGCTGGAATATTTATAAGAAGAAAGAAGAAAACTGATTATCTCAGATGTGGTTTTTAGACTGACATGGGAGGCGAACACTGAATAAGGATTATGCGAGAACATTCTATCATAAGGAAGATGCAGAAGGCATTTTATGAGTTATTAAGATAAAAGATGGCAAGAAATCTGATTAGGTTGTTAATACTTATCTTAGCAATTATAGTCAGCTTTTTATTTACGATTAAAGTAGGATAGATGATAAAGAGAGGTCAAAATACATCCATTCATCATATAGTTCCCAGCTCTAAATGATGAACTGATGAAGGCAGAAACCTCATAGAAATAAAAGATACAAGACACAGAGCGTTACATACGCTCTTCGCTAATAAACTTATCGCTGAACAGCTACTTACAACGCTCGAAATATCTGAGAAAGCAATGAGACCTGATGTTTTACAACGATTAGTAGATACACTTACGGTGCATGATCCAGAAGACTTGGACTTCTGGTATAAAGAATGAACACACTTTTAATTCATTATTATAACTGCCTATGAAGAAAGTGGATGAAGACATTATTGAGAAAATCAATTCCTATTGAGAGGAAGTAAGTAACAGAGAGATTTGAAGACAGCTGGGGTTAGACAAGAATACTGTGATGAGGTATAGAATAGCAGATGCGTTGAGATGAAAGAAACTAACGAAAGAGGAGCAGGAAAAGCAAGAGTTGGTTAAGACCTACTCTCCACAAGAGCTAAGGGATTTACTAACCCATGTACAAACACATACAAACAAAAGCGTAGAGAGAATAATCTGAGACAAATGACATCTTAAGTTCGCCTTATTAGCAGATACTCACTTAGGGAATAAGCAAGCAGCAAAGAAAGAATTGGCAGACTTCTATAAGAGAGCATGAGATGAAGGAGTAGAGGCATTTATCCATTGTGGAGACTTAGTAGATTGAACATGAAATGTATTCAAGGGACAGGTTTACGAGTTGGAGAATGTAGGTTATGATGAGCAACTAAAGACTGTGGTAAATGATTACCCTTACTACTGAGACATAAAGACTTATGTAGTTTGATGAAATCACGATGAGTCATTCCTAAAGGAGAACTGAGCTAACATCATAAAGAATATAGCACACCTAAGGGAAGATATAATTGACATGGGATTCTATGATGCAAGGATAAAACTGAACTGAGTTAATATCAATGCACATCATGGATGAGGAAGTATGAGTTATGCTAAGAGTTATAAACCACAAAAGCTGATAGAGAATATAGACCCAAGAGACCAGCCACATATATTTGCAAGCTGACATTGGCATGAAGCACTGTATATGGCTTATAGAAATATCCACACATTCCTACCATGAGCATTCCTTAAGCAAAATCTATTAGCAAAGAGGTTTAATCTATGAAATACAATAGGAGGGCGAATAGTGGAGGTAGATATTAACAGCGATGGCAGTTCTATTATTCAAATGAAATTCGTTGAATACTAATGAAAGGCTACAGCTGGAGCAGAGAGGATTACATACATTTACTTTATAATAAATACAGCATGGAGGAAGAGAGGTTATGATGCCTATGAATATGAGAATCTGATACAGACTATGTATTATGTAATGGGGATTCAGACTTATTACCTAAGCTATATAAGAAAGATGAGATTAGGTATGAGTATAACCAATATAAATACTCATGGAGCTACGTAAGCTGCACTATTTTTGCTGCTGTAGGTATGGCATCAGACCAGACTAACTACAAATTCTCCTATGATGAGATTAAAGAAATAGATGATACCTCTTACGATAACCCTAAATACCCTCACATCAGGAAGAGATGAGAGGGGTGGTATGTGAAGTATGCTGTAGATCATGTAGAGACATGGTGGAATAGCCATCCTGAGCTTGTTAAGAAATACGGTAGGCTTGCATATTATAGGCTTAGCAAATACGATGACAGCATCATAGAAGATGTGATAGGTAAGCTATACACGATAGACTGAAACTACTGCCCTACTGCTGCATATAACAAGGACAGAGAGGATTTAATGATAGATGGAACAGATTTTGGACATCAGACTAACTGACATTCGGTAGATGTAATCTGCAAGGAGGGACAAAGAAGTGTAAAAGATAGTGGAAGTAAACCTGAGAGGAATATTTACGGGCTAAAACATAAACTTAGCGAGATAACAAATTATGGTCAGTATTTTTATGTATATACCATAGTTGATGACTGAGCAGAGAAGGAAATAAAAAGGCTGAATGAGCTGAAGAGCAAAGTAGTACAGGCTATAGAACTCAATAGCTCTATACGGCATTTAGTAAACGATAAGAACTACCAAAGCATATTACATTACACTAACGATAAAAATAGGAAAAAGTTAGATGATATTAACAGAGAGCTAAACAAATACGTTTAATCAGATTTTATATATTTTAAAAGATAAGATGACTAAGAATTTATTGGTGGACTGGTTGAATAAAACAGGAGTAACCAACTTCTTAACAGATGTACAGAACTTAGCAAATAAAACATCTGCTACTAATGTAAACACTGTAAACACACCTAATACACCAACAAAGCCTGAGTTTAAGACTCACAACACTAACATGAAGACTGCAGTAGCACCAGCTGCACCTGCACCAACTGTATCGACAGTGTCTCAACCATGAACTATAACAGGTAATTGACCTGCTTTTGTCAATGGTCAACTAAGGGCACCTGCAAATAATGAGGTATTGGCAGCTGCAAGAGGACAGAATACACAGCAGTCAAGGTTTATATGATTTCAACAGCAACCTCAGCAACCAACATATCCAAATACTACCTTATGAGGAGATCAAAAGACACTCTTAGATAAGGTAAATGATGGTAAATATTATAATATTCTTTCAAGTGAGCAAAAGGCAATAAATGCGAACAAAAAAGAACAGGAAAAATATAGATCAACATCTGATGCACTTATGGATTTCCAGTGAGATGTACTTAAAAACAAAGGAAAGATGACTGAAGAGCAGATGAAGGCTCGATACCCTGAATTTGCTGATAAAGTAGATGTATTAAAGGAGCTACAGACAGAATTACGACCTATCGTACAAGGAGGGATGTGAGTAGATGCTGACCAGTTGGCTCAATACTATCCAGAATTATTGCAGGCTAAAAAGTTAGTCAATACAGATGAAGTAAAAAAGAAATCAGAAAAGGCAGAAAACACATACCAAGAGCTTAAAAAGAGGAATGATAAGATATTAAAGTCTAATTGGGAGTGATTATCTGCAAATGGAGTTAAGTTTGCAAGAGATGCTAACACCCTATTTAATGCTGTAGAGCTTGCTAAACAGGAATGAGTAGTATGATGAGCAAGTGATAATGAGATACTCAGCTACATAATAAATAATAACGCTCAGGCTAAAGCTATATGGGATGAAATGAAGTCCTTAGAGTTGACTGGAGAGGATAAAGCTATGTATGGTATGAAATGAGCAAACCTTTTAGAGAATCTATCAGCAACCGTATCAAGTTTAACGACTAAAAAATCAGACCTCCAACCTACTGATGAGGAAATAGAGAGCGTTATAAGGGGTAAAGAGGCGTTAGATGCTGATTTTGCTAATAGCACTTTAAAGAAAATATCGACAGAGTTATGAGTATCTGCAGATAGTTTAGAGAAAAAGATATACAGAGCATATAAAGATTGGGAGAATTATGGGTTAGAGAATGCTACAGTAGCGTTTGACCTTGCACTTCCTAAATCATATTGGGAAGATGCACTATGAATAAAGCTATCAGATAAGAATTATATGTCTATCATGGGGTTGTTTGATTCTGTAACAGCTCCTGCAAGAAACGAAAGGATACAGCAGAACAAGCAAAATGTGATGGACTATACAGAAAGCGTGAATAGGGAATATGAAGGTAGAAAAGCAGCCAACTTAAACCCTGATATTGAGAATTATGTAAATAGTAGGAGTATGTCTAATATGCTGCTCCAGTGAGATTTACAGCCATTCCTATATAAATCATCATGAGAAGCAGCTCAGAATGTAGATAACCTTGTTATTATGGGGTTATGAATTGCTGCTCCAGAGATAGTTTTGCCTCTTATGGCAGCAGATAGCTACGCAAGAGAAAGTCAGGAATCATTTGAGGAATTGATGGAGGTGCAAAAGAAGATGTGAATACCTCAGAATGAGGCTTATGATAATGCACAAAAATGATCTGTGCTGGTATGATTAGCAAGTAGTGCAGTTGAATTATGGTTAGAAAAAGTATTATGATGAGTTGAGACTACTGCCTCTAAGGCATTCCATGATATTCTTGTAAAAGATGTGGCTGAAAGAACTACTAAAATGGTAGCTGAAAGATGATTAGCTGATTTACTTAAGCAGTGATTGACTACTCAATTTAGAGCATCATTTGAGGAATGAATGGAAGAAGTATTCCAGCAAGCTATACATAACTCTTCTCTTAAACAATATGACCCAGACCAGAAGATAACTGAATGAATGTTAGAGAGTTTTGAGTGAGGATTCTATAACTGGATGAACTTATTGGCATGATGATGAGATGTACTTTCAAATGTACAGCAAAATTCTAACAGCATAACACAGTCAGCCAACCAAACGGCATACCAATGGGGAGCTAAGGCAAGAGACATAGTAAACGGTCTTAATCAGTGAGCTTATAATGCTGGGGTAAACACAAGGAATATAGTAGATACTGTAAAGAATAAGGTTACAAATAAGTCTACACAGTGAACTACAGAAGTAAATCAGACTACTCAGCAGGATAACAACCAAACCACTAAAGGAAAAGAGAATAAACCATGAGTATTCGAGAGAGTAACAGACCGATGAGCAGAAAAAATCACAAGCACAGCATCAGCACAAGATAAACTATATAAGGCTCAAGAGCCAAGAATGAACGTATTAAGCAATAAGAAGAACTTAGAAAGAAGAAGGTCTAATTCTGATAGAGCAAATGAGCTTATAGTCCAGAATGGATATAAACCTACCAACACAGCAGAGAGATTAGAGGCACATCAGAATACATTAAATAAGCTATGGAAACAGGTAAAAGACCAAGTAAATCAGTGAGAGTGAATAACGGTAGATCAGACACCAATTATTGATGCTTTAAGTCAATATATCCAAGAGAAAAGAGCATTAAATATTGCATGAGTTGAGTCAGAATTAAAGGCTTTGGAGAAAGAATTGAATAGCATGAAGAAAGCTCAAAAGGAGGGTAAGACAGATTTGCCTATTTTAGAGAACAAAAAACAAGTATTTAACGATATTATAGACTGGAAGGAACAGGAGGCTTCTGAGGTATATAAATGAGGTATCAAAGTTATAACTCAAGAAATCTGAAAGATAGAAGATTCGATGTTATCAGAGATACCATGACAATTCAGTCAGCTTAAAAGAGATGTATGAGCATTATTAGATAGCTACGAGGATGTATTTAAGGCTGATATGAAGAATCAAAGGAGCAAATGATTATGACTAACTGAAACATATTCAAGGATAGAGTGAGCATGAGACATAATAGAATGAGTATTATGAGTGTTAAGTGGAGAATGAGGTAAAGTAGTTAAATGACTATGAAAGCTAGCTCTTTGAAAATCCTTAGCAAAGGCTAAGAATGTAGATTTTCTAATAAAGACATGATTTGAGGAATTAAGTAATGAGATGGAGAACGGTGGAACAACAACAGCAGAGACTACGAATACGACACCACCTACTACTCCATCCACTACTCCACCCACAGCTCCTACTCTGACTTCTAAGAATAAGGTAACAAGCAAAAAAGCAACTAAAAAGACAAGTAAAAAATCTGAGGCTAAGAATAAGGTAACAACTAAGCAACAGGCTGAGGCTAAACAAGATAACGATATATTAAGTGAGGAAACACCACAGATAGCTGAAGAAGATACAACTAGGGATATAGCTAAAGATTTAGAACAGAATACAACACCACAGACAACAGAAGAGGAACAGGTAAAAAATAAAGTTACATCTAAGAAGACTGAGGCTACTACTAAGCAAGAAGAAAAGAAAACCACTCCAATGATTAAAGATAGTGAGTGAAATACTTTATCAAAAGAAGACCAAGAAAAGTTTGGGGACTCTAAGATAGTAGACAAAGATGGGAACTTATTAGTAGTAATGCACGGATCATCAAACCAAGAAACACACGATTATTACGATGAGACAAAGGCAGGTAGTAATGTCCATGCAGATTTCAAATGAGTTTATTTTACAGATAACTTAGATTTAGCTGAACAGTTCGCACATGAGCAACTGCCTTGAAGCTCAGCTTTCAGGACTGTATTATGAAAAAGAGGGCATCTATATAAATCTTATGTGAACATTACAAATCCTTTAAATTTGAATACAGCCACACCTGAGCAATTACTACCGTTCTTCAGAGAGGATGATTTAACTAAAACTTGGGATGAGGAAAAAAGATTAGATAATTTAAAGGGGCATCCACAATTCGTTAAGTTTCATGTAGATATGGATAAAGTGGAGAAAGCATGATATGATGGTATAATAGCAGCTATTGGGAAAGAGTGAGAATGAAACGAGTATATAGCATTCAAGGGCAATCAGGCTAAGAATATATGAGAAATAGAAGCTCCTAAAACTGAGGCTAAAAAAGAACAGTCTAAAAACAAGGTTACAAGCAAAAGAGCTGAGGCTACAACACCTAAACAAGAAGAAAATCAGACTTTAACTAAAGTGGATGGTAAAGCACAGCCTACACAAGAACAAAGAAAGCTGATCCGTGATTGGCTAGAGAAACAAGACCTGAACAGAGACCATCCGTTTGTGCCAATGCTGTTGAATGATGTTTCAACAAAAGGCGTACGAGATTATGTTTATGGTGCTATTTCACAAATATTATGACATTCTGGAATAGACTTTAATAAAGCTACAGATTTTTTTAAGTCTATTGGTATAGACCCAGAATGATGGGAAAAAGAAATGAAGTCAGCACCTGAATATTATTACAAAGGTAAAATCGTGAATGAAAAGAAAAACGTAGTAACAGATAAGGCTAAAGTTACAGAAAATAAGACTTCTACTTTGAGTACAGCAAGGGAAAGGGCTATAGCTGAAAGAGAGAGATTAGATAACAATTGAATAAAGCCAGCAAAATCTTTACCTAAGGGACACAAATGGACTGAGGAATGATCTTTCACTGTGAATACTCCAAATTGACCTAAACTAACATTCTTGCCTATCTGAGATGATTTATACATCAAGAATTGGGAACAGGTATGGACTAAGGATATAAAAAATACAGTAATAGAGAATTATAAGAGATTCTCTGCTAACGAATTAACTAATTTCCTAAATGATGATTTAACAGGATGAGATGGAGATGCAGGAGGACAATTTGTTACAGAAGCATGGCATAAGTTAGGATTGCCTTTATGAACTCAGGTAAACATATTAAAGCCACTAAACCCTAAGGAACGTAAGAATGTGGTAACAGAAAAAGCAGCAGTTACTGAGAAAAACACCACACCTAAGGCTGAGACTAAACAGGGGGCTGAAACTAAACCAGTAGAAAATTCAGATTTAAGAGAAAAGATTTGAGATAGATTCTACGACTATCTACAAAAACAAGTAGAGATTATAAATGAAAGTAGAAAATGAGTTGCTGATCCTATAACTATAAACGATTTAAAGCTATCAGACTATATAGACCAGTTTGAGAAAATCGCTCAGGAGGAAGTAAAAGAAATCCAGAATGAGTTAGATGAAGTTACTAAGGACTTACCTAAAGCTCCAGCATTGACTGAATCTCAAAAAGAGCAACTATCTAAAGCTGCTAATCAAGAAGAGAGGAATAAATTATTGAAAAAATGGCAAGATGAATGGTTGAAGAAAAACCCAATTTCTGATGAAAAGATGGAGCAGATAAGAAAGATTATGGATAGAGCAGCAGAAGTAGTAGAATGACATAAAAAAGCAAGAAATTATATATATGATTTAGAGATAGAAGAAGAAAACAGAGAGAACGAAGACCACTATTCAGAAGAAAGTAAGACTAAGGTAACAGATACAGGTAAGAATAAGGTTACTAATGTAAAGGTAGAGAAAGGAGAGAATGTTACGCCAGATAACAGCTCTATTACAGGAAGATTTAGAAATCTGACTTTAGAGGATTATCAGGCTATGCAAAGTCTTGAATGATTAGAGGACTTATACCTAAAGAAAGATGCTGATACAATAAACACAATGCTACAGTTGAAAGATACTATTGGTTATCTTGATCCTGATGAGTATGGATTGCCTGAGGACTTAGATATAGATTATCATAACTTTAGTGTAAGAGAAAATGCAAAGATAGTCGCAGAGTTAGAGAATCTGCTACAAAAGATAGAAAATGATGAGAGATACGACACATCTACAATTACCCAAGAGGAATACGACAATTACGATGATTTCTACAAAGAAGGTAAAGATTGAACGTGAGAGTGGGATACTAAAGGCATGATAAAGATGCAACAAGATTTAATAGATCAGATATTTATGGATACTCTATGAGATGATGTATGAGCCTGAAAGCAATATCTATCAGCTTTCTATGATATATTCTCTGATGAGATGAATAAGGATAAAAACCATAGTTATCTATATAATGAGCAGGTTAAAAACGTAGAGGCTAACATGAATAAGATATGAGATTTAGTAAAGAAATATGGTAGATACTGGGAGAATTGAAATGTAAAAGAGGATACTCTATTAAGAGAAATAGCAGAATTAGATAACAACGAAACGGCTCAGATTCCTACTATCTTTGAAGAGGATTTACAGGAAAGCAATTTAAGAGATTTAGGAGAAAATGAGACAGCACAGATGGTAGAGGAAGAAGAATGAACAGACCTTACAACACAGGCTATAAATCTATTTAAGAACGCTGAGCCTTGAACTGTGCAGTATATAGGAGATGATAAGAAGGTTAGAGCAAGAGTTGGATTTGATGGATCAGATATAGTAGTTCCATGAGAATGAGATTATAATGCTGTTATGTTTATGCCAAGAGAGAGCTGAGATAACATGAATATAAACCTCTATGATACATCTGATACATGAATAAAGAATATAAATAAGGTATTATCAGAATTAGATATTCCTTATACAGTAGGCTCAGAAGTAGATGCTCAGACAAACGAGACTAAGTATTATTTGGAGAATAACTTAACACATACAAAGGCTTACTTTGATGATAATGGTACATCACGGCTAAAGGTTAATAAAAATCTGAAAGGTAGAGAGATAGTGCCAAGAAGAAACGCAGAGCAGCAGGCTGAATATGATAAACAAGTAGAGCAAAGAAGACAGGAAATAGAGGCTGAAAGACAAAAGGAGCAAGAGGAAAAGAGAAAGATGGAAGAAGAACAAGCTAAGGAGCAAGCAAAATTAAATGAGAAAAGACAGCCTTTGATACAGTATGTAGATGAAAAGTATTCAGATAGTCCTATGCAGAGAGGAAGAGTATTAAAAGATTTAACAGAAAAGAATGATGATAGTAAGCATAAGATAAGATATTATTGAGATGATGTTGCAGATGATGCTGAGGTATGGCAAGTATTAGATGCTTTGGCAAATAAAAATGGTACATTTCATGAGACTTGGGAATATGGAGATACATATTCAAATACTTATAGATACCAAGACCCAGAGTTATGAAGAGAGAACAGCATACATAACATAACAAAAACACAGAAAGACTACATGGAGTATAGAATGAATCAGAATCCTAAGACTACAACTGAGATAACATGAGAAAAGAATGCAGTAACTGCTAAGAAAGTAGAGGAAAAACCTAAGAACTTGGTAACCAATGAAGTTGTAGAAAATAACAAATCAAAACCATCTTGGTTATCACTAGAACTCACTGACATATTTAGTACAGCAAAAGAACAACTAAAGAAAGCTAAAACTGTATCTATGTGAGCTATTGGTAAGGTACAACAAACTGAGGTTAAGTTAGATAATTGAACAGTAGTAACATACATAAAATCTAAGATAAAATGAGATAATACTGACAGTGCTATAATCAGGGTTTACTCTCCTACTCAGTGAAATAAGAGCTATGTAGTAACCAAAGAATGAAATAATATAGAGTTAAGGGAATGAGGTAAAATACTATCAGATGAAGAAGTCAGTAAAGCATACGATATACTACAGTGAAAGACTGGGGAGGTTAAAGTAGAGGATATGAAGGTAGATGCTGAGGATGTAGAGGATAAGAAAGACCCAATAAATGCTTTCTTAGATAACAATGAAACAACAAAGAATGATCCTAAAATGAAGTACAAGTATCTATCTAGGTTGAATGATAATACCTCATGGACTGACTATAACACAGATATAAAGTACAACTGAACGGTAGCAGACAAGATACAACAGACAGTAGACAGCTTTAGTAAATTATTTGCTGATTTAAAAGTGCCATTAAGGTTTAGCAAGAATAATTACTGAAACTATATAGAGGCATGAAGTCCAGACCGATGAATGCAGTCTGTAAATATAGGGGACGATATAGAGTTTGAATATGCTAAGTTCCTATATGATAATCCTGACATAAGAAGCACAAAAGAATTTAAGGCTGAATGATTAAAAGAGGCTATCAAGAAAGGAAACGAGATACATAAAGAGGTTGTTAAAGATGCTGAGGAACTTAAAGAGTGATTACCACTTGATCCTGAAAAATATATATGGCAACAACCAACAGCTGATGAGTGAATAGATGCAGTTTATGAACAGGTTAAAAGAATATCAGATTTCTATGAGGCTGCTGCTAAACAAGGAAGTGTGCCATCTACAGAACAACTGAAAGAGATAAGCCAAAAAAGATGGGATGCTGGAGATGCTATATGGAAAAAATTACAATTCAAGAGTGATAGGAGCAAGTTATACAACGACTTTATAACAAACATTAAAGAGGCTAATTGAAATGAGAAGCAGTTAAGGTCTATTGCTAAAAACCTATATATTCAAAAGGTAAAGGATGATTTCAAAAATAATTATAACTACCCAACTGAAGTTACTGATAAAGTACCATGATTAAGGACAGCTAAGGATGACTATGAGAGATATTTGAAAGGTAGAGATACATCATTTAGTGGTAAAGACCCTAGAATAGATTACTCAGACAAAGATAGAATCTGAGCTTGAATAAAGAGACAGGACTGAAACCAAATCACAGCAGCACAAAGGAGAGAAATAGTAAATGGAGTATTGGAATATGCCAAATATATGGGTATAGACATGAAAAAGATGTCTGAGGATGCTGGTGTTACTTATGTACATCTTAATTGAAAACATCCATTCTTGACTAAGAGTGCTGTATGATTATTCCACTGACTATTCAAGAGTATATCAGTATGAGCAGATATGGAGAGTTATAGTGAAAAATGAAAAGGTAGAGATGCTAAACTAGAAACACATACTGTACCAGTAGTTATGGCTCACGAGATAACACACGCAATAGATTCTATGTTTGAGCGAAGTTTATTCTCAGATCAGAAAACCAGAGAGATGGGTAGAAAGATGAATGATTGAAGGGGGCTTTGAGATTATCGGTGGAGAAAGGCTGAGGTTACTGCTAGAATGGTAGAGGAATATGTAGATGTTATGAAAGGCTGAGAATGATACTATAACATGAGATGATACTGGAATAAAGATGTGTTTGATAATGAGATAAAACCTTATGTTGAGCAGATATTTGATGAGAAATTTAATTGATATAAGCTAACAGCTAAAGAAAGGAACGATATAAAACTAGATGAAGCACCAACAAGTAAAAACACAGTAACAGCATCAGACTTAAACAAGGTTACCAACAGGTAGGGATATAAGCAGGGGATAAACTCTCCTGCTTTTTTGATAATCAGGCTTTTAAACTATATTTTCTTATTCAAAAAATATAACTGTTTTTATTTTATTTACTGTTTAACTATGAAACAAGGATAATTCCTAAGTTTTAATTCCTAACCTCATAATGAGAATGGAACAAGAAAATCAAATGGAGCAAAACCAACAGGTCGCTCAAGAAAAGGAATCTAATTCTGAATCTCCTAAGACTTATAGTGCTGAAGAGTACGAGGAATTAGAAAGGAAGTATAACGCTTCCACAAAAGAGGCTCAGAAACTTAGCCGAATCAGCAAAGTTGCTGTGGATAACACTAAGTTTATCAAGCTCTACAACTCTGATAAAAGGCAGGCTGAAGAGGTCGCTAAACACTTTGGAAGGTCAGCTAAACAACTTTACGATGAAGTTAAGGCTGAATACTGAAACAGTGAATCAATAGATGTAGAAGAAATTGATGAAAGAGCTGAGAAAATCGCAAACAAAAAGTTTGCTCAACAGTCTTTAAAGGAATTTAAGGACAAGTACGGTATCTCAGGTAAGCTAGACAAGACTTTCATGAATGAGTTTGAATGACTTATGGACTGAAAGGAATGGGAAAGCGAAGAGGTATTAAAGCAAGCTAAAAGGGCTTTAAAACTCTGTAGGGATACTGATGAGTTCCAAGCTGAACTCAGCAAGGCTAATTCAAGGCTTTCAGGTGCAGGGATTACATGAAGTACAAGGGCTGATAAAGGCTGAAGTACAGAAAAGTGACCTTATGCTAACTGGAAGGAACAAGAGGCAAAACAATCTATATTCTGAGAATATGGAAAATCAAAAGACTTTTAATTCATTTATTTATTTAAAGATGGCATTCTTAGAAAGTAAACATTCAAGTGGTAAAGATAGAGAGTTCTTAACTGCTGCTTCTACCACTATCGTAAAAGGAGATGCTTTGGTATTCTCTTCTGGATACTTAACTCCTGCTACAGCAAGTGATTACACTTCTAAACCAGTAGTTATTGCAAGTGAAGATGTAAGCACAGGAGCAGATGCTCACAAGAAAATCTTAGGATTACTTGTTGATCCTACTATGGAATTTATCGTAGATTGTGATGATGATTTGGCACAATCTCAAGTTGGTACACTTGTTAAATTCAAGGATAAAGCAACTCTTGACAACGGAACAACAGGAGGATTTATCGAAATTATTGAAATGTTACCATGAAAGAAAGCATTGGTAAAATTCCTTTAATTCAGAATTATTTTATATTAGTAATTTAAGACAAAATGGTTTTAAAGACACCTGACTATTGGGATCAAACCTCTCATCTTAAAATGATTGATGAGATATTCCAAGAAAGTATGAAAGACAAATTAGATGACTTAGTTCTTCTTAGAATCTTTGATGAAGAAACTAACTCACACAGAAATGATACAATCCTTATCGAAGAAGGATTAACATGAGTATCATTCATCCCTGAAAATAGTGAATATCCTGATGCTAACCCATGAGATAGCTCTACTTTCACTATGACAAAATATAAGTACGGAGCTAAAGTGCTTATCACTGAAGAGATGAAAAAATACAACGAAATCTGATCTATGAAAGAAAGAATCAGAAGTATCGTTGATGAAGGAATGGAAATGATAGAACAATCATTAGCTGACATCCTTCTTTACGGATTCTCTACTTCTCCTTATACAGATGTATTCGGAAAAACAACATGAGCCGTAGGTCAAAAAGGATATGCTCTATTCAACTCTAACGATAACAACATCATTAAAGTTGGAGCTACAACTAACCCTGAATTATCTGTAGCTGCTCTTGATGCTGCTTACGTTATGGGAGCAACAAGAACTAATGCTTTAGGACAACACAAAAGTATTAAATATGATACTTTGTTAGTATCTCCTGCATTAAGAGGTAAAGCAGAACAATTAGTAAATTCTGACAAATTACCATGAAGCTCTGACAACGCTGTTAATTTCAACAAAGGAAGATTTAAGATTCTTGAATCTGCAAGATTGGCAACAAGGTCAGATGGTACTGATACAAGTGCTTACTGGTTTGTATTTGATAGCAGAAAAGTTAAGAATCAGCTTAAAGTTAAATGGGCTAAAAAACCTGAATTGAAAGCTGTTGGAGAAGTTATCTTTGATGCTAACGAAGTACATAGATTCTCATTCTGGTATTCAAGAGGATTCCTTAACTTTAACTACATTGCATGATCTCAAGGTACTGCATCTGTAGCTAAGCAAGGAATAGCTGTTGAAGTAGTTAATACAGATTCTAACCCTGTAATTACTCAAGATGCTGCTACTCCTACTGAGACAGAAACAGAAACTGCTTAGTATAAATAAACAAGAGGAGGACAAACTCTCCTCCTCTTTCTTTTATATAGTATGAGAATTAAACCATGCTAATGTGACCAGACTGGAACAAACTTTATGCTAATGGACAATGTTTATATTTTGGAGTACCTTTCTCTGATGAACAATGGGAGCAGCTAAACAAAGCTAAAGCTCAAGCTGATAAGGATGAACTTATCAGAGGATGGAGAGAAGAATACTTAAAAGGTAGAGATATTGTTACATGAGAGCTAAAGAAACCAGAAGAAAAGGCTGAAGAGCCTGTAAAAGAAGTTGTAGAAGAGGTTAAAGCAGACCCTGAAATAGAAGAATCTATCGAAGATGTTAAGCCAGCTAAATCTACAAAAAAGAAAGGTAAATAGTTTTACCTTTCTCTTTTTATCAATTATCGTGGCATAGATGAACACTAAAAAAGAGATAGTAGACAAAACTTATTATATCTTAGGAGAGGATCAGTCTTCTACTGTATTTGATAAAGAGGGAACGGTAGTACCTAAGATTAACACCACAATAGACCAGATTTGTAGATGTAATGTTACTAATATCCTTACAGGTCAAAAAATAAGAGGAGGAATATTAGATTTTTTGTATGAGGATAAAACTTTGAACATCCCAAGAGTAAAGACAACTATTGAGGATATAAACATCAATACTAAGTCTATAAAATTAGATACTGTAGACTGACTACCAAGCAGCTGACACTTAGAGATAAACGGTAACATCATCAGTTATAACTGAGTAGATACTACAAATAGTGAAGTATTGAAAGTGAGCTGAATAAACGGAGACCACTTTGAATGAAGTTTAGTCCACCTTGCTTACTTACTTCCTGAGAACATAATAAAGGCTGCTGATATATACGATGTAGAATATGAGGAGATGCTAAAGTTTATAGACTTTAGAGAGGCAAGAAAAGACTGGGAGAGGTGCTATACACTTAAACCATATAAGTGAAGGAAGGTAGCAGTATTCTTTAACCTTCAATCCCCTGTTATGATAAGCTATACAAAGAAGTTAGAGCCTTTGGTAAAAGATTGAGATGAGTGCTGATTCCCTGATGATTATGGAATTAAGATAGTGCCTTACTTAGTAGCAGGTCAGCTTTTAATTGATACATCTGAGGTCTCTAAATGAGAGAAATTATTAGCTATATGATATGCAGAGTTGGAGGATATGTATAGCTACTATGCAACACCAAATAAGCAATTTAGAAAGAAAATAAAGACAGCTCCTTTACATAATAACTTACGATAGGAGATGATAGAAGATATAAAGATAACAGCGTTAAAAGCTCCTTTCTCTAAGTGAATAGTGATGGATAAGGGAGTGCATTTGATGCCAGAGCAATATACGCCATTTGCAAAGAATATCAGAGTTAGAAATTCAACAACGACCAAGAGGAACTGATATATGAGGATAGTAGAAAAGGCTATAGAAACAGAGCCAGTTACTCCTACAGAAACCGAAACAGAAACTGCAACTGAAACACCAACTGAAACGGCTACAGAAACTGAGACTTCTACAGAAACGGCTACAGAGACAGAGGTAGAGATTACAGATAAATACATAGATAACATGATAAGTGATTGAGATGAT